TTTCTAGGGGGCTAGACTTTTCCAGTCTAGCGTGCTAGAATTTACTTATAAGGGAGAGCGAGAGAGGGAGACGGGAAATGACCGAGGCGGAGATCGTGAAGCAGATCGAGAAGAACGAGCAGGACCTACGGGCGGCACGGGCCAGCGGGTGGGCGAGCCTGATCCCGATGTTGGAGCGCCGCCGGGACGCACTCGCCGGGGCGTAGCCGGGAGGGGGGCTCCGGCCCCCTCCCACCATTGTTGATCTTGATGAGATGATCTTGAGAGGATGGGAGCGCTCCCATGAGCACCACGGAAACCCTCGGGTCTGTTGGCCCGTATGAGTTCTTCGCGCAGCACGGTTGGGGGCCGGGCGCCGGCGTGACCGTCTACGGATTCAAGATCGATGGCGACGGCGGATCGGAACTGTTCCACTCGCTTGACCACGCGATCGCGTCCGCCGTTGGCGAGAGGCACACTGGTCCGCGCGGCGCCGGCGGCACGGCGGTGGGCACGGCCGCGGACTGGTTCATGCGCATGATCGGCGCCCCGCTCGAATAGCCCCCTACGTCATACACGAACGGCCCGCCTCAACCGAGGCGGGCCGTTCCGTTGCGTCAGCGCAGCGACGCCCACGCGCGCCACGCGGCACGCCAGGCGCGGACGCGCCACCAGCGACCGGTCAGCGGCTTGGGTAGCGCGCCTGCACACCAGCGACCGCGGCCGGCACCGGCGCGGCGTACTCCGGCGCCCGGGCCGCGCCGATGAGCAGCACGCGCAGGAACGCCGGCAGCTTCGGCTCGATGGCGCGGACCAGCCCGTAGTACGCGCCGATGACCACGCCGGTCACGCCGATGACCAGGCCGGTGTTGGCTGTCGCGCCAGCGTCGACGCCGAGCGACGCCAGCCACGCGACGAACGCGCCCACGCCGACCGGCACGACGGTGCGGATCAGGCTGAGGAAGTAGTCCTGCACGATGATCTCCCTACTGAGTCGGATGATCTTGATCGGATATGTGGTGGTGCGATCAACGGGTCAGCAGCGCGACCGCGGCGGTGGCCGCGGACGCGAGTGCGACGATCAGGCCGGCCGCCGGCAACGGCCAGCGCCCACGCTCGAGCGACCGCAACCGGGCCTCGTGGTCAACGGCGCGCGCCTCATGGTCGGTCTGCCGATGCAGCATCACGTCAACCGTGGAGCGCATCGCCACGACCTGGTCATAGACGTCTTTGACCGTGATCAGAACGCCCGGTTGCGGATCCACGGCTCTACTCCGCAGCGACCGCGAGCAAGGCCCGGGCCAACTTCTCGTAGTCGATCTCCGGCAGCGGGGTTACGGAGAACGCGCTGACCTTGACGTCGAGCGCGGCCACCTGCGCGGCCACGTCGTCAACGCCCATGGCCGCGGCCCAGTCCCGGCCGATCCGCTTCTGTGCGTCCGTGGTGCCGTTGAGGCGCGCGGCGTAGGCGTCCATCAAGGCGATGAACTGTTCAAGCGTCATGTCTTCCTCCGTCGGTGGGAACCATGGTTTGGCGCTGTTCTCGTGCGACTCGCGGGTGTTGAAGTGCACGTGCTCGGTGTGCGGGCTTGAGCCGGTGTAGGGGTGCCAGACGCCCAGCCCGCCGGACTGGTTGCGCGAGGTGATCCGCCGGTTGTAGATCACGTAGGCGATCGACTCGTGCCTAAGCGCCGCGGCAATGACCGCCTGCACGTCGACGCCATCGACGTCCATGTCCCACGCGTCGACACTGCCGTCGCGGTCGGGGTTGTGATCGGAGTCGGTGGCCTGGTGCGCGGTGTCACCGATCGTGCCGTCGCTGGTCTTGTCGCGGCGCGGCCACCGACTGTTGACCTCGCCGCGAAAGCGGGTCAGTGCGGGGTTGAGAAACCATGCGGCCATGCGAGCCTCCTAAAAGAACTCATCGATGATCACGATTCCGGCGCCGCTGTTGCCGCCGGGCCGGGCGCCTTGACTCGCGATGGCCGCCGCACCGCCACCGCCTCCGCCGTAGTTCGTGCCGGCGTTGCCGTTCGCGCTGCCGTTGATGCCGGCCGCGCCACCGCCGAGATGCGAGGCTCCGCCGTGGCCACCGACCGCAGCGACCGTCGAGAGACGCAGACCGGCGCCGCCGGCACTACCCGAGACCTGCAGGTCGCCCGTGCCGGTTTGCGTCGCCTGGCCACCGCTCACACCGCCCATGGCCGTAGTGGCACCGGACCCGGCGCCGCTGGTGCCGCCCTTGGCGACCGCGTACGCCCCGGCGGAGCTGTCGTTGCCGACGTTGCCATTCGCGCCGGACACGCCGGTGGCCGCGGCGCCCACGGTGATGGTGACGGTGGCCGTGACGTCGGCGCCGTCCATCACTTGCTCGACGTACTGCCCGCCTTGACCGCCGGAGCCCGCGGCGAACTGTGCCGCGCTGGTGATCGCGGTACCGCCACCCGCTCCGCCGCTGGCTTGGCAGCGAAACACGATCGTCCGCGGTGGCGGGGCGGTGGATTTGGTGAACGTGCCGCCGCTGGTGAACTCCGTGCGCTTGTGCGGCTCAGTGGTCGGGATGTCGTCGGGGTCAATCGGTGCGCCCGGCGCGATGGTCATAGCGCATACCTCGCTGGCTTCCATGGGGTGACCGGCGTGCCGGCCGGAATGATCTTGGTAACGCCGTTGACGATCGTCGTCGACACCGCCACGGTCTGCGGGCTGCTGGTTCCGGAGATGCCGGTGGCGTGCACGCGTGCGCCGTCCACGGCGAGGTCCTGCGAGAAGTGCGCGGCGGTGGTCGTCCAGAGCTTGAAGCCAGCCGGGACGGCGATCGACATGGTGGCGTCGGTGCCGGCGTGGAAGTCGGCGGCCAGCGTCGTGTGCGTGCTCGTCCAGCGGGACGGCGTCTCGCCCGTCTGCCGCGGCGAGTCGATGTAGACCGCCTGCGATCCGCCCACGCCGGTGGCCTCGAACTGCACGCCCAACGCCTTGCACGCGCGCAGCAACTCCGGCGGTGGCGTATAGGTCAGCAGCGCCCACGTGCCCTTGACCAACGTAGTGTTCGCCCCGGCGTGCCAGGTGAACCCCGCGTCCTGCAGCTCGATGTGAGCGGCCCACGCGCTGCCCGCGGCGCCGGCCGGGACTTGCGCCCACACCGTCAGCACGGGGCCATCGCTCGACTCGTCAGACGTCACGTTGACGCTGTCGTTGAAGCGGATGCTGTCGGTGCCAGCGCTCATGGTCTTGGTGGCCCGCAGCGCGCCGGCGCCGTCGTGCACGGGGCTGGTCACGCGAGCGACAACCACACCCGCCTCACCCGCCCACCCCTGCGAGGTGCTGTCGAAGTTGTAGCGCAGCGTGCCGGGTGTCCACGTGGCGACGCGGTACGGCTCGTACGGCGTGCACACGAAAGTGATCTTCCGGCGGTGGGTCTCGATGACCTCGGTGTAGCCCAGCACCATCAACGACGCGTCGTCGCGGCTGATCCTGGTGGGCAAGTTGGTCAGGTCGATCCGGTCGCCTATGTCCACCAGCGCGGCGCCGGGCACTATGTCGACGTCGACGGTGACCGCGGAGAAGCGAACCCCGCCAACGGTGTACTTGCGCATGTACCACGAGGCCAGCCCCGGCAGCACGCTGTCGTTGAAACTGCTCATGTTGACCGTGGTCGGGTAGCGGCCGATCCCGCCGGCCGCCGGCGCCAGCACCGACATGGGGCCGTCCTCGAGCACGGCGCGCGCAGACCCTCCACCGACGCGGCTCACGGTCACGTCGTTGCGGCTACCGAGGTCATCGAGGATCGGGCGCAGCGGCGGCGTTACCTCATCGGCATCCCAGTCCAGGGTCAGCATCGCTGCCTGGTTGTAGAGATTCTCGCGGGTCCGGTAGCGAATGCCCAGCGCGTCGCGCGGCTCGAACAGCAGTCCGTCGTTGCGGCGCTCGCACTCGGCCATCAAAGAGATTCGCGTGTCGGAGAGCTGCGCACCGAGCGTCTCGCGCCCACCCTGCGCGTCAGTGGGGATCGCGCCGGACGGGATGAAGGTGACGCTCGCCCCGTCGCACAAACGCTGCAGGCGCTCGAGCGCGTTCTCCCACCCGGCCCACGCGTCCACGGCTTTCCGTAGACCGCTGGTGACGAACGGGAACGCGGCGTTGGTGACCACGATGTGCGCGAACTTGGCGTTGGCCAACGCGGCGTTGGGGTCGATGACGATCCGGGTGGCCCGGCCAAGCGTGCCCGCGAACGTGCCGGTGTTCGGCGAGATGGTATCGCCGCTGGCCTGGTGCACGTACATGGCGTAGCCGATGGTGCCCGGCGACGACTGAAACAGTCCATAGTGGAGTGCCACCCACTCCGTCTCGTCGACCCCCTGCGCGATCCCGTCTTCGAGCAGCGTGGCGCCGTTGGGCGCGTAGGCGTTGGTGCCGAACGCAACGGCGTCCATCGTGACGGTCATCTTGCCGACGCTGCCGCCGGTCTGCTCGATGCGGAACAACTCGAACGCGGAGACGGGCACGGCGTCGAGCCTGAACAGCAGCACGCCGGTGACGAAACCCGATGCCGCGACGTCGGGCACCCTGGCGCTGAACGACGAAGCGGCAGAGTTGAACGTCATCACGCCGGCGCTGGCAGGCAGCGTGTCGTCCGATCCGAACGACACGTCGTTAGCGGTGGCCGTGGCACCGTTCGCCGCGGCGTTGCTGGGCGCGGTCGAGCCCGCCCCGTCCTCACAGGGGAAGTTGGCCAGCACGCCCGCCTGCGCGGCCATGAAGGTTCGCAGCGCGGACGGCAGTGCGTCGGCGCCCTGGTCCAGCCGGCGCAACACGCCGGCCGCCTCGATGCCCACCCACGCGTCACCGCGACCGGCGCCGACCGCGAACTCTTCGGTCTGGTCCGGCGCGTACGAGGACACCTCGCCCGCGAACCGGTCGCCTACGCCGCTCACCCCAGCGGGGTACCGCACGCGGATCGGAGTGTTCCGCCCCGCCAACCCGAACAGTGGCGACATGGCGTCTTCTGGATTGTAGATGCCGGCGCGGTCGTCAATGGTCAGCTTGAGCGTGCACGGGCTTGGGTCGGTCTTGCCGGCGCCGGTGCTGCGCTCGACGGTGATCGGGTCGCGCTCATAGACGGGCACGGCGTGCCAGGCTCCGCCGTAGTACAGCTCTACAACCACGTCCTGTTTAGACACGAGCGGACTCCACCTTGCTATTCCGCACGGTCAGCTTCAACGCGCCGCGGCGGATCAGCTCGGCCACCACGTCAGCCATGGCGCGCTCGATGGTTGTCCCGCCACCGCTCACGCGCAGCGTCGAGACTCCGCCACCGCCACCACTGCCGGACGCGTTGACCGTCTCACCCGCGCGGAGCACCGCCATGAACTCTTGGCCCATGGCACCCGAGGCCACGCCGCCGGTGTGGAACGTCGGCAGCTGCGGCGCGCTGAACGAGTTGCCACCCAACCCGGGCACCCATCCGGGGATGCTGAAGTGCAGCCGGCCCACGGTGTTGTTCCACGCCCGGCTGACCGAGTTGAACGCCGACTTAAACGGCGAGGTGATGTAGCCGGTCACCTTCGAGAAGGTGTTCTTTATGCCGGTGCCCAGACCGGAGAACCACCCGCCGGCCCTGCTCAGCCAGCCCTTGATCGTGTTGAACCCCGACACGAAGAAGTTCGCGAACGGCCCAGCGAACCACGCGCCGACACCCTTAAGGAACGCCCACACGCCGGCCCACACCGTTTGGAAGAACTGTGTTTTCGTTGCCAGGTAAACGATTCCGGCCGTCAGCGCCACGAGTCCCAGGATGATCCACGTGATGGGCGAGGCCAGGAACGACAGGTTCAGTGACCAGTTGGCGGCCGTGGCCAGCGCCACGACGGAGACGAGGCCGGTCAGTAGCGGCGTGACCAGGCCGATTTGGTCCGCCCATTTCTGCATCTCCGGCGGGTGCGCCTCGCGGTTGGCGTCGTTGAGATCCAGCTGTGCGGCTTCCTGATCGATGGTCGCCTGCGAGGCGTCGCGCATCGCCTGCGCGGAATCCTCGGTGGCTTGGGTGACGTCCAGCCCCGCCTGCTTAAGATCGATCTGCGCTTGCCGCGCCTCGATGCTCCCCTTGCCGTGCTCCTTGACCGCGGTCGTGTAGTCCTGCAGAGCTTTCGCCGCGTTCAGGTCAGCCTGCTCTAGGTCGATCGTCGCCTGCCGGTTGTCGATACCCGCCTGGTTGAAGTCGCGGACCGCCTGACTCGCATCCTCTTGCGCCTGCTTCATGTCGTTGAGAGCACGCGCCAGCGCCGCGGCGCGCTGGGCGCCAGCCTGCTGCAGGTCTACAAAGGATTGCATCCCGGCGCCGGCAGCGTCGAGCGCGTCGGTCGCACCGGACGTGATGTTGCCGAGCTTGCTCAGCCGGCCGGTCAGATCACCGGTCGACGCGCTCGCGGCCTCGACGCCGGCACCGGATTCCTTGGCGCTCTTGGCAAGATCCTCTTGGCCCTTAACGACCCGCTTCTGTTCTTTGACCAGCTGGTCGGCGTCGCCCGCGAAGGTCATCTTGATCTCGTTGGCCATGACTCAGCTCACCTCCAGCCCGGCGGATTCGGCGGTGTCCGTGAGTACCTTCTCTAGCGCGGCCTGCACGGCGGAACGCTTGTCAATGAACGACTTCCACACGTACCGGCCGTCCGTGTAGAACGGTCGCTTGGCGGGCCGGCCTTCTGGCCCCTCGCCACCGAAATCCAACCAGGGCGCGTAGGGCGCACGCTTGCCACCGAACGCGATCCGCACACCGGTGCGGGTGCTCTTGGCCTTCAGCGACTTCGCGGCGTTGCCGGTCCGCGATGGGATGCGCGGCCGGGCGTCGCTGATCACGATGTCCGCCACGCCGTTGAAGGCGATGCGCAGCCCCTTGGGTAGCTCGCTGTCGAGCTTCTTCAGCGACCGGGTGAATTGGGTAAGACCGTCGATGGTGATGGCGTCTCTAGCCACGACGGCCCCCCTTCCGTAGATGTTCTAGCTGTCGCTTCTGTGCCGCACGCGCGTAGTAGATCCACCACTGTTGAAACTCCGCTGCCGGCATCTCCCGGATCTCGCCCACCGTCTTGCCGAGGTTCTCGGCTAGGAAGAACTCAAACTGAAGATCCGTCGTTTCCATCGCTAGGTACGTTGCTTTTGTCGGCGCCCTGCGCGGTACCCGACAACTCGTTGACCTTCATCGCCACGATGTTGATCTCCGGACCGAGCGACGCTTTCTGCCACTCGGCCACGTCGTCTTCGCCCAGCGCCGGGACGACCATGCACGCGGCGAGGATGAAGCGCTCCGCGGCGAGGTCGCCTTTCTCCTCACGGATTCGCGACGCGTGGATCAGCTCATAGCGCGACATGCCGCGCACCTTCACGGTGCCCAGCCCGTCGATCTCGACGTCACCCTCAGGGATGCGACGCGTGAGCAGAGTTGCCTTGTCCATTGTGGAGCCCCCCGGTTAGCCGATTGGATAGAGCTTGTAGGTCACGGTGCTCGTGACGGAGTGCGTGATGGTGACGTTGCCGGTGGACTCGACAGCCTGTTTGCGGCTGATGAAGAACACCT